GGTACTATCATCTCCTCGATCGGAGCGATAGTCGGAGTCCTTGGAGGCCCGCTGACGATCGCAATAGCGGCGGCAGTCGCGGTTGGTGTCCTACTTTACAAGAATTGGGACAAGGTAAAAGCGACAGCAAAAGACCTCGCAACAAGGGTTAAGAACTCTTGGAACAACATAAAGACCGCAGTATCGACTGCCGTTGACGCTGTGAAGAGCAAAATCGACGCTCTCAAGACCACGTTCGACACGCTGAAATCCAAGGTCACTGACGTGTGGAACTCCATCAAGGGGATTCTCACAGGACAGATCACACTGCCTCACATCCCACTCCCCCATTTCACTATTCAGCCCCCGGGGTGGAAATTCGGCGACTTGCTGAAGGGCGACATCCCGTCACTGTCTATTGAATGGTATAAACGTGCCTACGATAATCCCGTCATGTTCACATCCCCCACTGTCTTGGCCACACCGGGCGGCCTCAAGGGATTCGGCGACGGTAGCGGCGCGGAGATCGTCATGGGCCTCGACAAACTGCGGGAAGTGGTCGGCAGTCAGAACGGTGTCGTAATAAACGTGTACGCCTCCGAGGGTATGGACATCAACGCACTCGCGGACAAGATTCAGCAGAGATTTGTTAGAATGAGCAATCAAAGGAGGGCGGCCCATGCGTAACTATTTCACTATAGCGGGAGTGGACTGCCGCGACTTTGGGGTCTACATCTCCGGGCATAACACATACGGTTCCCCCGAAAAGTCATACGATGAATACGAGGTTCCCGGACGCAACGGGACTCTTCTCGGGTATAACAAGCGGTTCAGCAACGCCGAATACGGCTACACCTGCGGGATCGTCGGCGACTTCGAGGAGAACATGGCGAACTTCCGCACGTTCCTTGCGTCTCTCGACGGGTATCAGAGACTCGAAGACTCCTATCACCCCGACGAGTACAGAATGGCGGTTCTGATGGAGAGCATAGAACCGAAAATGACATCAGACAACAAGCAAGGCGAATTTGATGTTATTTTCTCCTGCCTCCCGCAGAGGTTCCTCAAATCGGGCGAATCGGAGTACACGGTCGGCGGCGGGACGATCACCGGCAACCCGATCTATACTGACCTTTCCACAATCGACCCCACCGACATCACGATAACAATAGACCAACCCTTCGAGAACTATAGTGCACACACTCCCTCTCGGTCGTATGACCCGGTTCAATGGTTGCTATTGAAAGTGAACGGGACAACGAAGTGGAGCAGGCAACTGAATCAGAAAGTCATGGCGGGCACGTTTGCACAGCGGACGGGCGGGACTATCACAAAGCTGAAAGTCGCATTGCCGACTACCGGGTGGTCAAAAGAACCGGGTTACGGCAGTCTTTTTTCCATAGCGTTCTCTCCGGGAGGGATAATAGAAGCGTGCGACATACAGACGTATGTAACGCCTGCACCCGTTAACCCGATTGTTGGTCAGTGTTGGTACTCGGGCGGTCGATTCTATGCCGGGCCATCTGCGGGGATCACAACGGTTGAAGCGTTTGAGGCTTGGGCGACAGAAAGAGCGTCGTCGGGATGGTGGAACGTTGTTGTCTCCACTTCTATCTCTGTTTCATGGAGCGATTCAGCATTGACCTTCCCCGAAGAGTGGGGAACACTGTCCGCGCAAAAAGGCACGATTACTTGTAGCATCAACGCAACAAACACGCTTGTCAATCCGACCCGATTCGCATCAAAACCGCTCATACGGCTATACGGGAACGGCACAGCGACAATCAACGGGCAGACTATCACGGTGGCCAATTCGACCGCTTACGTCGATATAGACTGCGACATGATGGACTGCTACGAAGGCTCGACAAATCGAAACGCAGACGTGACCTTTTCAACCTATGATTTCCCCGAACTCGTTCCGGGGGATAACACCTTTATTGCCGGTACTGGTATAACAGGCTTCGTAGTAACGCCGAGGTGGTGGAGAGTATGATCCCCATTCTCTACGAATCGACAGAAACGGACTTCACCTCGAACGGAATCGGGCGACTGCGCGACTGCATCTCCTGTCTCGTGACTGAGGAGCGCAACGGAGCCTACGAGGTAGAAATGGTCTACCCCGTGGGCGGTTGGCTCTTCGACCAACTCGTTCCGGGGAAACTGATCGGAGTCATTCATGATGACGATCACGACATTCAACCGTTCGAGATTTATAGCTCCACTGCCGAGATCGAAACGGTCACGTTCTACGCGAGACATATCTCTTACCGACTGTCCGACATCCTTGTTGCTCCGTTCACCGCCTCGGGCATCGTTGCGACACTGGCCGCGATTGCTTCAAACTCGGTGAACACGAACCCGTTCACTCTATGGACGGACAAGACATCATCGGGCGACTACACGATCTCGATACCACAAAGCGCACGGTCTTCCCTGTTCGGGTCGGAAGGCTCCGTTCTCGACGTGTTCGGCGGCGAGTTCGAGTTCGATGTATGGGACGTGAAAATTCACGCATCCCGGGGTTCTGACACGGGCGTAACGGTCAGATACGGGAAGAATATGCTCGGGCTTGAGCAAGAGATTGACGGGAGCGAACTGTTCAACGCAGTCGCTCCCTATTACGTCAGCGGCGACACGAAAGTGCTCCTCTCCGATTACTACGTTCAGCCGACTACACCACCGTCGCAACCGCTCAAAATCCGGGCGATGGATTTCACAAGCTACTTCACTGCGGCTCCGTCTGAATCCGACCTCCGCTCGACCGCAAAGGCTTGGATCGACGCAAACAAACCTTGGATTCCTTCCGAGAATCTGACGGTCGATTTCGTCGCCATGTGGCAGACGGAAGAGTATAAAAACCTCGCTGAAATTCAGCGGGTCAGACTGTGCGATACGGTCTCAGTGTATTACACCGATCTCGGCATCGTGGCAGAGAAGCAGAAGGTCGTCAAGACGGTCTTCGACGTGCTCAAGGAGCGGTTCGATGAAATCGAACTCGGCACTCTCTCCGACCAGTTCGTCGCCATAACCGGCGGCACAAGCGGCGGGGAGAACCCGTATATCATCGAAGAGGTCGCCGCACCGCAAACGACACTCTCTGCGAATCAGAATTACAGCGGAAACGTCTCTGCGGCAAAGTCGGGATACAGACCGATTGCGATTGCAGGCTTCACTACATCGTCTCCCGCGTGTGTGACTTGCCGCATGGACTTAGACGTGGGCGCGGCAACGGTCTACTTCAACGTCAGAAACGTCAGTTCAAGTGCGGCAACACCAACGCCGAAGGTGCGCGTGGTATATGTCAAAAATTGAGGTGAAAGAAAATGAGTAAATGGATGCGGGCCGCGCTTATTCGTGCGGTGAGAACGTTCGCGGAGTCAATGCTCGCTTACATCGGCACGGGTGCGCTTGTGCTTGGCGATGTAAATTGGATGGCGGCATTATCAGCGGGCGCGATGGGCGCAATCGTTGCGATCCTGCTCGCCCTTGCGGGACTCCCGGAGGTAGAAGAATGACCGCCGAGGACATCATCGCACTTGCGAAAACGCAGGTCGGGGTGTCCGAGGAACCTCCCGGTTCAAATAACGTCAAATACAACACCGCGTACTACGGCAGGCCCGTCTCGGGCAGTGAATACCCGTGGTGCGTGGTTTTTATTTGGTGGCTATTCCGGGAACTCGGCGCGTCTGAACTCTTCTGCGGTGGACAGGCGACAGCATGGTGCAACTTCGTGCGTCAGTACGCACAGCAGTGCAACCAGTGGGTCACGGGCGACTACAAACCCGGAGACCTCGTAATGTTCAATTGGGATGGAGACGACGTGCTCGACCACATCGGACTCGTGATTGAGGTCAACGGAAACGCAGTGACCACGATCGAGGGCAACTGCTCCGATAAGGTCTCTATGTGCACCCGGAGCGGTATCACGATGGTCGGAGCCTACCGACCAAAGTATATTGACGGCAAGCCCGCTCCCTCCCCAACAGGGACGTACACAGTCGTCAGAGGCGACACGCTCTCCGGGATCGCGGCCAAGTTCGGTACAACAGTCGCTGACCTCGTTTCGGTGAACAACATCACAAACCCCAATCTGATCTATGTAGGACAGGTGCTTGTCATCCCCGACGGCAAAACACCGTACAGAACAATACAAGTGACCATCGAAGAGGCGACCCTCGAACTCTTGACCATCATGGCCGAGGGATGGGGGAAGACGATCGGACAGGTCATCGACGCAATAATGGAGGATGCGAAATGACGGTAGCAAACTGGATTTCGCTTATCGTAGGAGCGACGGGAATCATCTTCGGACTGGTAACTCTCTTCCGAAACAAACGGCAGGATGACACCGCAGAAGGTCAGAGTACCGGCACGATCCTCTCCGACATCGGCTATATCAAAGCGGGCGTTGATGACATCAAGAGCGAGCAGAAAGAACAGCGGAAAACGAACATCGAGGTCGTTGCCCGCCTCACTGCGGTCGAAGAATCGACAAAGCAGGCCCACAAACGCATCGACGAACTCCGTCACGAATGAAAGACACCCTCCCTTTAACCGGGGAGGGTGCTTTTTTGTTGGATGCTCTCAGACGCGTCAGAATGCGCTGTATCGCATTTTTATTTCGGTAGGGTATTTATATTACCCCATACTGTAAAGCCCGAAATCGCCTTTTTCTTGACCTTTTCTGTAATCATACGCGATTTGTTAAGGTTTAGGCGACTTTTCTTTCCGAATAGGCAAGAAAACGATACAAAAAGTATAGTTATTTATCAGATAGGCAAAATCCCCATTTAGTTATATCTGCAAATTTCCTCGGAAGTTTTACGTTATGTATAATTTAGGACGATTTGGAACTCTTTGCCCTTCGGTGTGATGGATTTCACGATGTAAGACCAA